CAGGGGGATTTCTGCAGCTGGTCTGCATCATAGAAAAATCCTGCAGCTGAAGCAGCTGGTGTTCCAAACATCCAAATGGATCCATCCAAATCCAAAGATGCAGGCTCCAGAATATCGTCAATCAAGGTTGCAAGTGTCTGCGACTTAATCGACTGTGCTTCATCAATTACTGCCAAAGCGTATTTTGGTCCGCGAAATTTCTCAATCTCATTTGCATCCTGGCAACCTCCCATTATAATCTGTGAACCATTCTGGAATCGTACAGTTAAACTGTTCTCCAGGAACTCCATTCCAAAAGCAAATTGCCTCTCAATTTCCCTCAAGGTTGCCCACACAATCCTTCGTGCATTCTTGATAGATAACGTAATATACGGAACCAGGATATTGTCATTTGTAACTGCAGCCGATATTAACCCTACAGCTGCAAGATGTGTCTTGCCTGCTCTCCTGGAACACCTTGCTAATTTCTTTTTTTTGGGGGAATCTAAAAATACTTTTTGATGCGGATGCAAGGAATTTACAAGTCCACCGCATAGCTCCTTGAGCTTCCCCCTTACCTGGTCCCTAGCTCGCTTTCTTCGGACGGCCTCTTCTACCAGGAGTCGCTGTTCCTTGCTCCACTGAAGGTCGTTCGCTGCCTCCCGCCTTGCTCTTGTTTTTGGCCTTCCCGCCATACTCTTCCATGCTCTGAATGTTACTCAATGGAACCAACCTGGTATGACTGACTCCCTCAACTATTCTCTGTACCCTCACCACATTATCAACTAAAAAAAGGGAGGTTAC